GCGTGGTCACCATATCCACTTCTCGTTGCAATTGGTGCTTGAAATACTAATGTTGGTTTCATATTATAACTCTATTAACTTAAATTTTTGTTTTGGTTTCCAATTTGCAAATGCGCCTTCCATACCTTCTACTAATGCATCACACATTGCTTCTAAACTTAATTTGCCTTCTCCTAAAAAGTGCTTTCTACCTTTTAATCCCGCTGCTTTTCTTTCTTCTCTACCCATTTGATAGAATTCCATAATTAATGGAGCTACATCCTGAAAATCAATCCTATCATCAAAAATATATGGAGTAGGAACTGAACCCGTTGTTGAACGAACTGGCCAAATTGGTCTTACCCAATCTCCCCAAACGTGTGTGTTCTTTTTGTAACGGTCATGTAATGAACCAATCTCTACATAATCTTCTGCAGTTAGTAGTTTACCATTACCTTTTTCTCTGAATCCACATTGGTCTTGTAATCCACCTGTAACCGTTACAATGATAGGAGTTCCAGCCATTACCGATTCTGCAGTTGCTAATCCAAATCCTTCATTAGATGCTACGTTGATTGTTACATCTGCCAAATTATAAAGATAGTTGAGTTCTGCTTCAGTAAATTTATCGGGAACAAATATAACCTTTGAATCCGGCATACAATGTTCTATGAATGTAGGTAAATCAGTACCATGTTCTTGTACGGGTTCGGTGTGCATTAACATACATACCTTATCCCATTTATCTTCTGATAAATTTTTTCTAAACTCATCGAATGCCAACATAGCATCCATAGGTTGTTTTCTGCGAATATTTCTATTATTCCAATATAGAATAAATTCATATTCTTTATCACCAAATATTCTTTGTTTGAAATCAGTAGGAACATCTACTGGCTTATACAATTCGGAATTGATGCCATGTGGTACATAACTTACTTGCCAATCTTCTGGCTTCTTCCAATGTTTTTCTTTATCCCAACCCCAAACTCTACGGGTAATACCATAGGTTTGCTTTGAGATACAACCAATCCAATCACAACTTTCATAATAATCTCTATTGTACTTTGGGTCTGGCAAATCATCCCAAATGTGATAAAAGAATAGTGGAACTGATTGGCGAATTTCATGCTCAATATCGTACAGCCATAGCCAATATCTTGGGTCAGTAAAGTGTAGAATAGCATCTGGCTTTTCTGTCATCAATAATTGTCTGATTACATCAGCATTACCATATCCATCGAATGGATATACTTTTACATTAGCATCAGCTACGCCAGTTTGCTCCCTAACGCTTTCATTTAAATCTAATATTTTTCCAGCATCTGGATGTTTAATTGCTGCTCCTAATTGAACCCAATCGTATTTATCTACCGTACCTAACACCAATTGTTTAGATACATTGGCTATACCACTTGTCATACGAAGGTCATCCGAAAGTAATAGGATTTTCTTTTTTGCCATAACTTATTTTGTTCTCTTAAAATTGTGAACCACTAATTTGTAATATAGTGTATTCGTTTAATTGTTTTCTAAATTCTTCGTTTTTTGTGTAAAGGTCTAAAGTTCTATTAACAAGTCTTTGAAAGTTTAATCCACCTTGAATTGTGGTTATTTTGAAATCCTCATCATATAACTTTTTTATAACCTTAACCGTAGTTAATTTTAAATCTGCCATAGTTAATAATATTTGTATATACATATATATACAAAAAATTATTTTCCATCGCAATGTGTTCCATAAAATTCACACCAACCACATAACTTCGATGGTTTCTTAGGAAATTGAACATCGGTTCTATAAGTACCATCTGGGTTAAATACATTATCTACAAATGTATTAAACTCATTCCAAGCTTTATTAATAGATGGTTTACCATTAGCAGGAACGTGTCTACTAATACGTGGAATATGGTAATCAGTATTTTCGGAAACTTTTCTTTTTAGAATGATAAACTCAACATCTATCATATCCATAGAAACTCCTAACATTTCTGAATAAAACTTTTTGTAAAGAAGTATTTGTGCGTTTTTGGTTGGGTCTTTCTTTTGGTATTTACTCCAACCCGATGTAGATGTTTTGAAATCTATAATTCTATATTTACCATCGAAAGTACTTCTAACAACCAAATCTATAAATCCTAAAAAATTAATGTGCTCTCTGATTTTAGTATTGATTGGTTGTTCGATAGCAACCAACTCATCGTACTTTAGAGAAAAGAAATTATTAAAGTTTTTAGATTTTTGAAAGTAATCTAATATAAGATTCCCATCTTCTAAAAATTCTACTAATTCTTCTTTTGTACAAATTGGGTCTTTACCTTCATTAGATTCTTTGAGATACATCTCTCTCATCTTTTCTTTAAGAAATGCTTTCGTATCCATTCCCTTATCAGCTTGTGATTTGGAGATACGAAGGCATCTACTTAAATACTCTTGCAATGTTTCGTGCATTGCTGAACCAAATACTGAATGTATATTGGATGTGGATTGTGATAATCCATCTATGTAACTTAGTTTATATTGTTGTGGGCAACTGCTCCACATACTATATTGTGAAAATGATACTCTAGCCATATAACAAATATACGAAATTTATTTAAATAAACCAAAGATTTATATCTTTAATTTCAGTTTCGTAATTTGTTTTTTCTCTATTCCGTACTTTTCACAAATGTATTTAATATTCTCTCTACCTTCTCTAGTAGAGTATAAAATATCAATGTATTCTACTGCCTGTGATTCTGGCACTGTAAACTCTTTTTTGATTAACTCAACTAAAAATTCTTCATATTTTTCATCGGATTTCCCCTTTGTATATTTTAGATACTGCTTTCCTTTTGGAAGAACATTAATATACAATTTGTACATATCCTTTGGTTCTAAGGTTTGAGTTAATGGTAATAACGATGCAACAAGCTCAACCCATTCCGGCTTCATAGAAAGAAAACGATTAATCATAAAGTTACTCCACGATTTCTTATCTTCTTCCGAAAGTTTATCGAAGTAGTTTGGGTCTTGCTCTGCAGTTATTGCATTTAAATGGTCAAATAACTTTTTAGCTGCCATTATTTTTCTTCTTTTGAACTTCTTAATTCTTCGGGTAAAAATTCATCCATTGGTTTACCACAATTAGTACATAAAGGTACTTCGAATGGCATTACAGTATCTCTATCACCACCAGTTAATAATTTAGATGCTTTACGGAATCTATAACCCAACATAAAAAGTAAATTACCACACTCACACGGAATATCTCGTGTATCTTTTAAATCAATTTGTGGTTGTTGAAATTGGTCTATCATTTTATAATATTTAAAATTTGAATAATTGTGCTCATAAACACTATTTCTTTATCTACTACTAACGCATCCTTAGATAATCCATCTGCGATTGTTAGAATTACGTTTGCTGTATTTCCAGCTGCGTACTCATCCACTTTATCATACAACATCGAATACATTTCCGAATAATCGTTTAATCGATTATCTGCTACCGCCTGTCTGATTTTCATAAATAGATTACGTTTATCATCGGATGATTTCAGTAAATCAATCAATTTGGTTTGGAAGTTTGATTCCACCATAATTGCATGGTCTACTTTTAATTCACCTTTAGCGGATTGTAGTTGACAGGTATTTAAGATTCTACGAATATCAGGGTAATATGAGTTGATAATATCAGCCATATTCTTTGGTTCGTATTTAATCTTTTCTGCATCCAAAATTTTAGCAACCTGAACGGCTACATCCTTTTTAGTTGGTGGCGTAATTGCGAATGATTGACATCTACTTTGAATTGGGTCGATAATCTTCTCAATATAATTACACGTTAAAATGAAACGGCAGTGTTTACTAAACGTTTCCATTAAGTTTCTAAGGATTGCCTGTGCATTTGGAGTCATATAATCAAACTCATCCAAAATAATCACTTTGAATCCTGCGAATCCTACCGATGATGCGAAGTTCTTTACTTTGTTACGAACTGTATCCACATTGTTCTCATCCGATGCGTTGATAATCATATGGTCACATTTGATTGTGTTTACGATTAACTTTGCTAATGTGGTTTTACCTGTTCCCGCTTTACCATACAACAATAGATGTGGAATATCATTATTCTCTAAATATTGCTGAATTGTTTCTTTGATGGTTTCATTACCAACATAGTCAGCAAGCGTTTGTGGGCGATATTTCTCCACCCACAAACTATGCTCTCTTTTGTTTATATCGTTTGCGAAAAAACTCATAATTAATTTTTTATGAAAACTCCGTTTTCGGTTTTACCTTTTCTATCTTTGATTTCATTCCAA